CTATCGCCAAAGTCAGGACTTTCAGGTCGTCTTGATGAGAAGTATAACCAACCAATCGCAAAGACTCCTAGAGCAACCCAAGGATTTATTTTAGAGAAAAACTTAAATGTTTTTATTACTTTAAAAACTTTACTAACACTTTTAAATACTTTTGTTACTGATGAGAAACTTGGAAAACCCATTATGCTCTACCCCACTTAATATCTAAAACATTTTCACTTGAAAATTCCATACCTTTATCGGCACTAAAGAATCTTTGTTGTGATGTGTTGTTTGTTTTTCTTCCTGATTTCTTTTCAAAATCTGCCCAATGAGAAACGACATTTAAACTTAATACTGAATCCGTATTAGTTTCTTGAATTGAGTACGTTTCGATTGTTCCTTTATATAATAAAAAAGGATCAGCAATAATGGCATTGCTAGAATCTAAAAATGCTCTGTAAATTGTAACTGCATCATTAACAATATTTTCTGCTAGAGCTAATGAGATATAAGTTTGATCTGCTCCTGATAAAGCAATGGTTAAGCTAGATTTATTAATATCAGTTTCTTCTGAATAGGTTGGTATATTAACTAAAAAACTGCTTGATGAATAAGTAACACTAGAACCTGAAACACTTGAAGTTAAATCGTGAACACAATCAGTTATATTTTGTGGTGTGCCAAATCCTATGGTAATCAAATGAACAGGTTTAATTTCATTTGTTGCTAGATGGGTTTTTACCCCTGATGTTAAGCTTCTTGTCATATAATTCGTAATGTGTTCTTTTAATTTTTATTGTATCTATTAAAGTATATTTAGCATTTTTACTTGGTTCTTTAAATTTCCCTAAATCATTTGTATCAATGTTAATGTGTTCGCTATCTACGACTTCTTCAGCCAACATATCAACATTGATCCAATACTTCACAAGATATTGCGTCATCTAATATCTATTTTTTCTTTTTCTTATTACCTTTTTTCTTCTTCTTGCCTTTCTTCTTGCCTTTTTTCTTTTTCTTTTTTGGCATATAACCTCCTTTCGATATAAAATTATAAAGTTTCTTCAACATCAAATTCATATTTGTATAAATTGTTTCCATCTTTATCAACTCCCACAATTCCAAACTCTTGAACATCATTGGTTAGATGAACTGTAAAAGCAACATCATCATAAGTGACAGAACTATCATCAGCTAAAGCAGTTGTTAAAGGTGGTTCTATTGTAATCGTTGCTTCATTTGAACCATCTGCTGTAACATCTGCAACAACCATATAAATTTTATCATGTGCGAATTTTAAAAAATCTCCAGCTTTTAATGATCCTGTCATAGCATCAACAGCAATCGTTGTATCTCCAACTGCATGAACACCATTAACTAAAACAGTTCCACTAATATTACCTCTAGCATCTTCTATTTCTGGAGGAACAACAGTAAAGTTTTCTTTTCCACTTCTTTGCTTAACCATAAAAGCCATTAACTCTCCATACGCAGTTGCTCTAGTTGATGTTATAACAGAAATAGTAAATGCCCATCGTTGAGCATCAATCGTTCTTGATAATTTTTTACCACTTATTGATTTAGAAATAAGAGTAGGTTGGATGGACTGAATACCCATCGTTTCAAATTTAGAAGTTGATATTGGAAATGCTCCACTCATTATACGATACCTCTTGCTCCTTTTTCGTTCATGGCATTATTAATAATAGAAGTAATTGTTCCTCTATTTTCTACTAAAGCTTCATCAAAACCTCTAGAGTCTATTGTGTTAATAGTGAAATTAACATTAACACCTCCACCTCCAGCACCTCTAGCATTTTGAGTAATTTGTCCTGATGAATTTGGTATAAATAGTTCTGGCCCACGTTCTCCTACAAGAGTTGGTCTGCCTTTTGATACTGCTCCCCCAGATTGTTTTCCAAAAAAACTACCAAAGAAACTAGAAACTCCTAAAGCTGCTTTTAATCCTAATTGTTTTTTTAATGCGTTATTTTGTTCTTCAATTTTTTGTCTTTTTCTTTCTTCCCAAGAAACTAAAGCTATTTGTAATGCTTTTTCAACTGCCAAAAGTGCAATTCTTTCAATAATTTTTTGAAGAATACTTACCATAATTCTTTGTGCTAATTCTTTCATAGATTTGTTTAATTCTTTTCCAAGAACTATACTTTCTGCTAAAGCTTTTGAAAAGCTTGATATTCCACTTTTGATTAGTCCAACTACTTCTTTTGAAATGCTAAATCCTTTATTAATTTTTTTAATTCCCTCATTAACCTCTTCTAATATTGTTTTTGATTTAGTAAGTTGAATATTTAATTCTGTTGCGTGATGTTCTGCTTTTTTAAATTCTTTGACTATTGTAATTTCTTTGCCAAATAGTTTTAAAAGATTATTATATTGTCGTCTTAAAAATCCTACAGCTTTTGCCACACCTCTAATAGCAGCAGCAAATGCTTTAACCGCAACTGTTAAAACTTTTCCTATTGCATTGGCAATCGCTTCAAAATCTTCAGAATTTTCTTCTATAAATACGTTTAAATCTTTAAATGATTTTTTAAGTTCATCAAAAAACTGTTCTCCAGCTACATTCTTTTTAAAGTTAAAAAGTTTATCGCCCAACATTGATAACGTACCAGTAAATGTTGTAGATAATTCTTTTGTTGCTCCACCAAATCTTCCACCTTTACCAAATACTTTTTCAAATGCTTTAACTGTTTCTTCGGCTGATATAGTTGCACCAGCTTTAAAACCAAGCATATCTCTAACACCTTTTTCTCTAAAGATGTCGGCTGCTGCTATACCACCAGCAAATGACCTTTGGATTTGTTCGGCTGCTACATTAAAATCTATTCCTGTAACTGCTGCTACGTTACCTGTGATTTCTAATATTTTTGAAAGTCTATCAGCATCTCCAGCGACAACTGCTAGATTACCTGATGCGGCTTGAATCTGCTCTAGTGAAAAAGGTACTTTGGCTGCAAATTTAGCCATTACGTCAAAAGCTTTAGCACCCTCTTGTTGAGTACCAAATAATTGTTTTAATCGAACTTGTAAGTCCTCAATTTCTCTTCCTGTTTTTATAAATGATCTAATAACAAGACCAGCACCTAAACCTACAAAAGCACCTTTTAAAGAAAATACCGCATTTTTAAGACCAGCTAAACGACCTCTCACTCCATTGAGTGCCGCTTTGGTCTTATCCTTTGCAAGAATATTTATTTTTAAATTTTGTGCCATTACTTATATTTGCCATGTTGGGCTATTCGTGCTTGACTTTCTTGTTCTTCTTGTTCAAGCATAAAATAACCCATCCAATAATTATACTCCCATACTTCCATTTTTAAAAGATGGGATAAGGTTATTTTTAACCTATCAGCAACAATAAGTAAATTTTTTAATTCAGGGTTGGATTTTAGTTTTTTTTTACCTCGTCTGGCGAGATAGCTTGTACCATCTTGTTAGCGATGGTGGCTAACACATCAGGATCGGTCTTGTGCATTAATGAAAATTTATCTTCAAAAGAGAACATCTTTTTTCCATCTTTATCTAAAGATTTCATAATTAAAATGTCAGCAAGTAAGCTAACATCATTAAGATTACCAGTTGTTTTTAGTAATTTATTCTTTTCAGCTAAAGTAATAGGATTCCAATAAATGACAGTAGATTTGCCATCATCATCTTTCCATTCAGGTACAGAAATAGATTGAGTACCTAAACTCTCAAAATGTGATTTAGCCCTGTCAATAACTGACATAAATAATCAATTATACTGTTGCTTGTGTTAAAGCTCCTGTGCCTTGAAAAGTTACAGTTCTTGATGTAACTCCATCAAGTGTAACTCCTATTGACATTCCTGTAACGATTCCGCTTCCAGAAAAATATGTATCGCCTGAAGTCGTACCCTCTGGATATAATCCAAAAGTTAAACTGCTTCCGCAATCCATTTCTTCTTGTGAAGTATCGCCCTCATCCCAGTTGAGGTCAATAGTACCACTAAAGGAAGTTCTACCAGCAATAAATGTTTTAGTGCCACTTCCAAGAGCAGTATCTTCAACAACATCGCCAGAAGTTTCAAGAGTAAAGCCAGTTACATTAGAAGTAGTATTACTTCCTGTTTTGACTTGTCCCTCTTTACCATGATGTGCCATTATTTATTCTCCTTTTTTTTAAATTCTGGTTTTTTAGGTTGGATATTCACTTTACCTTGTGAACCTTTAATCACAACTTTATCATTACCATTAGTTGTTTTATAGCCAAGCTTTTCAAATTTAGCAACATTATTTTCATTAACTGTTACTTCATCTGAACCTTTTTTCATTTTAACGTCTTTAGCCATAATTCCTTTTATTCCTTTTCTTCTGTATCGTCAATATCCTCATCTTCTATATTGTCATCGTCAAAATCATCTTCGGATTCAGATTGATCTTCTCTAACTTCTTCTACCAAATCTTTAACCTCTTCGCAAAGTAAAGATTC